TTAGCGAAGATTACTATTTTTCTAGACTATGGAGTAGGATCGGTGGTAATATATGGGCGGATCTAGCTTCGCCTTTGACGCATCATGGGAATATGCATTTTAAGGGACATGTAGGAGCTATGTTCAGTACGAAAAATGACATTAACACAGATAAAACTCAAACCGGGAATAGTAAAACAGACCAGTAGTTTAGGTGCCGCTGGTGGTTATACTGATTGTGATAATGTAAGATTTAGATACGGCTTACCTGAAAAAATAGGCGGTTGGGAAAAAACAACTGATACTACAATTATTGGTGTAGCACGTGACGCACATAACTGGGTCGCTTTAGACGGCACTCGTTTACAAGCCATAGGCACTGATAAAAAATTATATATTTTCGCTAACGATATCTTTTACGACATCACTCCAGCACGAGCCACCTTTTCTAGTATAACAAGTATTTTTACAACAACCAGTGGCTCTGCCAACGTAACTGTAAATATTACAGGTCACGGCGCTAGTGAAGGAGATGTTGTTACCTTTTCTGGCACAACAAGTTTATCGGGAACAAGTTTTACAGCCAATGACTTTAATCGTAGCTTTGAAGTAAAATCTATAACCAATACAAATCAATTTGTAATACAACAAGATTCTAATGAATCAACTGGTTCGGTCACAACAGGAACTGCTACTGCAGTTTTTGATATAAGTATAGGACCTGCTTTTTCTACTTTTGGTTATGGTTGGGGTACAAATGGCTGGGGTGGTTTTACAACCTCTGTTACAAATACACTAAATGGTGCATTGCTTGATGATAGTAATGGAACAGGTGGTTCTGGAACATCCATCACATTAACTAGCACCGCGGGTTTTGCCACTTCAGGAAAGATTATTGTAGGTGAAGAAATTATATCTTACACAGGAGTTTCATCTAATGATCTAACAGGAATTACAAGAGCCGTTGATAGTTCTACAAGATCAGCACATGATAGTGGTACAGTCGTTACTTTCTTTGAAGGTTCTACCGATGCTACAGCATGGAACGAAGCTTCCTCAACTTCTGAAGTTATACTTGATGGTCGTGATTGGTCCATAGACAATTTTGGTGAGCTAATGATAGCTACAGTATTAAATGGTTCAACATTTCAATGGTCACCAACCACAGACGGATTAACTGGTAGAGCAACTTTAGTTACAAACGCACCAACAACTTCAAAGTTTTCACTTGTTTCTACACCAGATCGACATCTACTTTTATTCGGCACAGAAAAAACCATAGGCACTGGCTCCTCACAAGATCCTCTGCTTCTTAGATTTTCTTCTCAAGAAGATATTAACACTTATGAACCTCGTGCAGAAAACACAGCAGGCTCTCTTCGTGTTCAAGACGGTTCGACTATTGTCGGTGCAGATAAAGCTCGTGGTCAGATATTGGTATGGACAGATACATCATTACATGGTTTACAATTTATTGGTCCACCATTTACATTTGGACTTAACCAGTTAGGTACTAACTGTGGTTTATTAGGGCAACACGCTGCTGTGGTTGTTCGAGACGTAGCATATTGGATGGGTCAGAATGCGTTCTTCGTATTTGATGGTACAGTTAAAAAGATACCTTGCACTGTCGATGATTTTGTATTTGAGAATATTGATTTAACACAAACCGATCAAATCTTTGCAGGTGTGAATACAGAGTTTGCAGAGATTATTTGGTTCTATGTTACTAACCCAGATAACAATCCAGCACCACAAGTTAACAAGTGTGTTGTATTTAATTATCTAGAAAATTCTTGGTACGTGGGCACATTGAACAGAACAACTTGGGCTGATCGTGGAGTCTTTCAGTTTCCTTTGGCAACAGAGTTTTTACAAGACAGCACGACCAACGCAACACCAACTGTAATTGGTTTATCAAACGGTGTATCAAAACATTATAAACAGGAGTTTGGCACAGACGATGATGGCGCTCCAATGCAGGCTTTCATTCAAACAGGTGATTTTACTCTTGCTGATAACATAGAAGACCCTCTGAGAATTTCTAGATTTGTTCCTGACTTTAGAGATCAGTCAGGTAATTTATCGGTAACAGTCAGTTTTAAAAATTACCCCTATGGTAATGTTATTAGTCAGACAGCCTTAACGGTTCAAACGACTGATACGAAAAAGGATATGAGAGGTCGTGGAAGACAAGCTAACTTTAAAATAGAGAGTAATGCCCTAGGCGGTAATTTTAAAGTAGGAACATATCATTTTGATATTATACCAGATGGAGGACGATAATGGCTAAAATACCACAAACACGATTTCCCGACCCACCACAAGAATATGAGCCAAGAGCTTTTGCTGAAATGGTACGACAGCTTGAGCAAATAGTTTTACAATTAAATTCATCGTATCAACAAGATAATAAAGACGAAGTCAACAGAAGAACTGTTTTCTTTGCCACAGGAGGAACCACTGATGCCTGATCGCTTTCGAACCTTTGCTTTAAATCCTGCTAACACAGGAGCAAATACCATATTTACTGTGCCTACAGCTAATGTAGCAGCGACACCCCCTGTACCTGTGACCACGTTTATGGTCAAAACTATTGTTTTACATAATCAAGCAGGGTCGGGAAATTTAGATGCTGTATTGACTTATAATGATGGATCTACCGATTTTGAAATAAACAACGTATCTGTAGCTCATCAAGCAACTAAAATTATTAATGGCACCTTTGTTTTTGAGGGTGGTGACAGTTTAAAAGTCACATCAAGCTCTGCAAACGACCTTGTAATCAAGGTTTCTGTGCTTGAAATGAAGGATCAACAATAATATAAATAATTATGCATAAAATAGTAGAGGAACCAAAAGTTTTAAGGTATGAAGAAATAAATGGTGTTAAAGTTCCTGTTTACAGTGCAAAAACAGAAACAACAATCATGAATAAAAAAACTAAACAAATTTATGCGTCTGAAGAAGCTTGCGCTGCAGACATCGCAGATCCTAATACAGAAACCACTAAAGACGATATTCAAAGAGATGTAAAAGTTTTTGCTCCTAAGTTATTGGGTATAGGTGCTTCTAATACGATAGAATAACTTCTTCGTAGATACCAAAATATTTTATATCCTTGATCCATGCTTTAGGAATAATGGTAATTCTTCCTATCTCATGAGAGATATCTTTTGCCGCGTCGGCGAATAAAACAATGTCATTCTTTCTCTTATACATTAGACCGTAACTAAAACAGTCGGAGCATTGAATGGTGTCGAGAATATTTGGTTCATGCCAACCGGAGGGTTCTTCATAGGCATCGAGCCACGCAACACGGACCAATTCGCATTTAAATTTTTTCTTTTCTTTCGACATCGAATTTATCGATCGCAGCTCCTTCATAGCTATGATTGCCTATGTGAGCCATCTTGTCAAGGACGCTAGCGAAAATCCGCCCACCACAAGCTTTCCAACGGTCGCAAAAAGCATAATCTTCACCGACTCGACCACCTTCTGATGTTTTACCCAAATCAAAGAATCCCCACAATTCTCTTTCCTTGAGCTCCCCGTTCATACTTCGAGACATCTTATATTGAAGCTCGGGCATTTTTTCCTGCATGGTTTCAAAGACTTGTCGTTTGATCATCATAAATCCTGTAGGAGCACGATCGACTTCAATAACACCATCGTCTAATGATAACTCTTTGGTTGTATCGAACATCATCTGAAACCAATAAGCAGAGCTTTCACCTTTCTCCGGTTTAAAGTATTTCCAATGAAACTTCTTACTGGGATAAGGCACACAAAAGACATCCTTATCTGCCCTCACCGCACGTTGAAACGCACTCAAAGGGAACTCTATATCAGCATCAATAAATAAAAAGTGAGTAGAATCACTTTCTAAAAACATTGCTACAAGCTCGTTTCTAGCCTCTGTAATAATAGCTGAATTGTTTAAGAAATTGTGGTTAATAGCTATACCTTGATCAATACAGTAATGATGTAATCGTATCAAAGCTTCTGTTGTACGGGACTCTATTTTGCCCCCAAAACAAGGAATAGCAGTAAATAATCTCATATATTCTCATTGTTTTATATCACATTTTTGATTATAAATATATTAAATGCTGAAGAAGTTAATCAAAGGCGCTCAGAAGCTTGTGGGAGATATATTACCCGGCGATACCGAAAAATACCTAGGAACAGTTGTAGGTTTAGCAACAGGTAATCCCTTACTAGCAGCAGGAGCAGGATATCTTGGCGGTGGCACAAGTGGTGCTATCTCTGGTGCTCTATCAGGTTACACAAGTCCGGGTATCGCAGGATTGGGTGGAGGACTACAGGGAGTTGGTAGTTTTGGTAATGACACAGGTATCATGGCAACTTTAACTGGAGCAAATAAGATGGGGGGTGCCACAGGCTTTACAGATTTCTTTTTAGGATCAGCAGCTAATAAATCAGGTGATCCAACAC